AAGAACGTGTAAAAGAAATTCAAGAAAGAAAGCGTCAAGAAGAAAAACTTCATGTGAAAACACCATCAAAAAAGAATCAAAATGAAACAAGAAAAAGAAGAAGAAGTTTTAATAACAATAATAATAATAATAGTAATAATGGTTTAACAAAAAAACAAAGAAAGTATCCTAAAGCAAATGTAAATGTAAATAATAATAATTCATATGCTAATAAAAAACCATATGGTAAATCAAAGAAAAATGGTAAATCAAAAGGTTCACGAAGATATTAATTACTTTTTAGCTTTCCAAGCCATAAATCCATGACTCTTCCAAACAAAGTAAGAAGAACCAAGTTTTTCAATTGCTAATTCATGAAGTGCTAACTCATTTGGAGATAAACTCTTAATATATTCCTTTTCTTCATCATTTAGTAAATGTGTCGGAGGAGGAGTATATTTTTCCATTGTATAATAATAAAATTGGATATTTCATATTCAATTTTATTCGTATCGTCCTAGCTTTTATATTTAACTCATAGGTGTAAAATTATTATTAAAATTATTATTATTATTAAAACTTCTCCTTCTTTTTCTTGTTTCATTTTGATTCTTTTTTGATGGTGTTTTGGCATGAAGCTTTTCTAATTCACGAGCTCTTTCACGAACTTCTCTTACACGCTCTTCATACTCTCGTTGTCTTCTTATTTCTAACTTTTCTCTTTCTCTTTCTCTATTACTATTATTATTATTTGGTCTTCTTGGCATATTCCTAAAGTTATTCGTATTTCCTACTCCGTTAAATAATCTTCTTCCAATACCATTACCTCTTCCAATACCATTATTATTTCCAAAACTTAATCTTCTTCTTGTTATATTATTATTGTTATTGAATAATCGTGTTCTTGTAATTGCTGTTCTTCTTATTCTTGGTGGTGTAGTCATCTATTAATTCATCTTAAAATACTTTAGTATGTTATAAACAATCAAAAATAAGGTTCCTCCCCATAAAGAATCCATGATAGCAAATTGTAAAGAATAATTATTTAATGTAGCAAGATTAGTGAAGTCATATACAGCATATGTGCATAAACCTAATAAAAACGCGTCAAGGGAAGAAGTTGGTAAATAAATCAAATAGGCTAAAGCAACATATACAAGGAGACCGGGTAACCAACGCATTTTTAATTCAGACCCTTGTATGGATAATATCATCGCTTTCGAGGTTTTAGAACCTAGTAGTAGCCAAGGTAAATCAACTGCAACTAATAATAATACTGTAAGAACATAGTTTACAACAGATGGCATCGTGCGCTTCTTTTTATCTATAAGAAAATCTTATATAATAAATGACTGATACAATACATCTAGAAGGATATGATTCACCATTACGGAAACAAAAGATATTTTGTGTCTCTGAATCACCACAGCAGTTAGATGTAATGTATCAAGGGCTTTATAAAACATATTCTGAAGAGGTTCTTCGTAGAAATAAACTCGTTGTAGTATTTTCAGATATTTATATGAAACATAATCCAAAATGGTTGAACAATTATCATGTGGATGCACAGTTCCGTATACGCGATAATAATGACTTACGTTTAGCGGCAACATTTATACAACATACATCAAAACCTATATCTATAATTTGGTATGGCAATGATTTACCTTTATCTCTATTTAACATCTGGTCTTCCAATCATAACAAAGAAGATATTACATTAATTACAGGTGGTTCAACAATTTCTCGTGCTGATTATACAAGTATATTTTGGAGCACAAAATCATCCTATGATGATATTTATTCTACAATTATCTATAAAATGGGACCAATAGTAACAAAGAATATGGATTTGAAATTGATTATTCAAGAATGTAAAGCATCAGAAGTTTCTCTTGTATGGTTTTCCTCTGGAGAATCAGATAAGAGTGGATCATTATTTTGGTTTGATTTTAATAGTGTTAAAAACTCTGGCCCTCATATTAATTATGCACAAGCAAGTGATTATTTAAGGACTTTAGCAGATGCTTTAGAGAATAAGGAATAAAAAGATACTATTAATAACTATATAATTTTGCATTCCTTATATTTTTTCCTAGATAATATGAGGATATGAAAACATTACCTAGTAGTTCTAGAGGAATAGCCACTGCAAGTGGAATAAGCAAAATCCATGGATTAATTTTTTTATCGTTTGGCTGCTTGTCATCCGTTATTATAATTATATAGTATGTTATAACAAGTAAAATAAGTAAAACAAAACTAAATATTATTTTTGCTATCATTTCTTTAAACATTTATCTATCTGCATATCACTTATTTATTTCTTAAATAACTTGAAAGTCCCTTTCTTCGCAACATAACCAGCCTTTCTTAAATTCTTTAATGCTTTCTTACCAGCAGCGTGCTTCTTTCTTGATACAATACGACCACGCTTGGTCTTCATTAAATCCTTCTTTGTTAAACCACCGGAAGTGTGTTTTGCGGTCCCGTGATACACTGCTGCTTTTGAGCCAACAGCGGGAACTTTCGCACCTCCCATCATGTTGTTCTTGCGACAACTCTTACGTGTTTTACGACGACGACCACCATCCATACTATTACTGTTCATATCCATATCCATATCGTCGTTAGAAGAGTTCATTATAATTAGAACATAGATTTTCTTGGAACCAAACCCTTATCAATTTGATCCATATATTCTACCATTTTTTCAGGACTATAGATTCCTGCAAAATGAACTAGAAAATCACCGGGCTCCCACAATGGAGCACCAGGTAGTCCTTGTATATACGCATTAAACCTTTTACAGGAGTTTGTAATTTCTGTCATTGCTAAATCACTTGTATTTTCCTCTAAAAGTTTAATAACACCAGCATTCTCCCACCAAATATGATAAATCAGATCGGTTTGTTCATATACTCTTTTCCAAAAGTCTCTAGACCATTTAGTATTTCTTATTAATATATTACCATCATTAATATGACCACAAGAATCAATTGTTAGCAGTAAATCTTTATCTAGAGGTAGAAGAGGGAGAATATGATCTTCTATACGTAAATTCATATTGGTTATATAAACATCTGCGTCACTCATAAAAATAAGTTCTCCTTCATCAGAACTTGTTAATACATCTAGTAAAAAAGGAATCTTTGACCATGCTATAGGTCTATCTCTATCCCAAAACTTCTCATCTCCTTGAATATAAGTATATCCTTTTTTCTCTGCATATTTACGTTTAGAATCTAAAGCCTTTGATAAAGCTTTTCTATAATCATCACCGATAACTAAAGAACAGATTTTCACCATCTTATTTATTTATGTAAAATCGTTTTTAGCCCATCAAATCTTTATGAAGAAAACAAGCCCATCCATTTCGCTCATCATCTTTCTTGAAAAGATTCCAATCTAAACTTCCTCTTAATAACTCTACAACTTTCTTATTTTTATCACAATTCACATCATCTAAAAAAATAATTCTTAAATCATCTTTAGGAATACTTTCAAAATCTAACATACCAGTATATTCTGCTCCATCAAGAACAACCACGTGTGGTGAAAATATAGGTTTAATTTGATTTGCCTCTGTATAAAGATGTTTTTCAGCATCATAGAATCTTTTAAAAAAGTCAGACTTTTTTGTTTCTTCAGAGAGCTCAAATACTTTTGGAAACTCTTTATTATTGGGTATACGTCCAGAACAAAAAATAACAGAATTGAAGAGCTCGTGTCTCTTTAGATTTCGTTTTGCCATTTCATACATATCTGTATTTGCTTCATAGGATATAATTCTTGAATCTATTTTATTTGCATCACGAAATCCATCTAGAATACAAGTTGTTGTTCCTTTTCCATTCCATGTTCCAATCTCTAACCACTTTGTAAAGTTAGGATTTAATGCAGTTTTATAAATAAGTTCACCAAATTGTGTATTACGATTTACTTGTCCTTCTAAATTTTCAAACTGTGCATTAAAAATAAAGTCTTTTACTAAAATATAAAAGTTACTTGATTCTTCTGCTAAAGAATAGCCAGGAATATGAAGTATATAACCATCCTTATGATGAAGTGCAGGTTTAGGAATTGCTAAAAACTCTACAGACATATATGAATATATAATAGAATGTAATCTTTAACTAACAAAATCTAACAAAAATTGAAAAAAGTTTTAACGAAAAAAAGTTTTAGAACAATGTCTAGGTATATTAAAAATAATAATGATGAATTTGTCTGCCCAAATTGTTCTGTTGTAAAAAAGAATCAGAATACTATGTTTTATCATATGAAAAAGCACGAGGGTAAACTTCCATTTGAATGTGACATTTGTTCTAAAGATTTCATTCAAAAGTCATCTCTTGAGCTACATAAACTCTCTAAACATAAGGATGATAAAGATAATATCTACAAATGTCCAGTTACAAACTGCTCATTTGGATCTATAACGAAAGCAAATAGACGTATTCATTGTATGAGAAAGCACTTTATCACTGAAGTTTCAGATATTTATAATGAATCAACATGTAAATCATGTAAGGTTCATTTTAAATCGCTCATTGCATTTTATTATCACTCTATTTATTGTGTTAAGGTGAATGATGTTCAAAAGATAAAAGTTTTGAATGCTATTGTTTAATTCATTTATCATGACTTATCAGATGAGTCATCATGTGTTTGTAACATGCGTATTACATTAAAAACATGGTATCCAAGAGCAGCAAACGTTGCTAATCCTAAAAGTTCATAAGCGGGTCTAGGAGTTTTTTTTGCGTTATATCCAATATAAATCATTAATGGAGCGATTAATATAACATGTATGAGATTTACCCATACAGAGGAAGATTTAGCAGTAAACTTATATACAGACTTCATTCCATGATAGACTAATACAAAGAGACCCAAGAAGAATAATAAATTATATACCCAGTCTGGGGTAGCAGCGCGTTGTAAAAAGATATATCCAAAGAGAGGAACAACAAAGAATATATGAAATATTGAAATAATAAAGTGTGGGTCGATCATTTAATAATACGTTTGAAAAAACTTTTCAGATTGTTCCAGAGCTCCTTCCATCCATGCTTGTTTTAATGAAAATGATTCCCCTACAATATAAATATTTCCATCAAATGGTTTTATAGACATAAGAGATTCCTTTTTCACATCATAATTTCCGGGCAACCAATAAGTAGCTCCTGCCTTCCAATAATGTTCTTTAAAGAATAATGGATTCGGAATAGAGAGTTTAGGGAAAAGTTCCTTTAATCCTTTTTGTATTGTATCACATAATACTTTTTCATCTTTCTTATGCCAGTATGAGGTATCCGATGAATCAGTATACGATACCATAGCTAGCTTATCATTTATAGGTAAGAAGTAACGAATATGGGTATCCGTTACTATTCTTCCCAGTCCCTTGAACCAACTTGTTGGATAGGATGCATATATCCGTAATAATGGTTCCATTTGAACATATTTTAAGATGTCAAGCCTTTCAAAATAAGGTATTTTTTTTAGAGCTTCAGAAGGTAAAGCACAAATTACTTTTTCAGAATGAATGAATATTTGTTTTTTTCCAGATAAAAACTCACTGGTAAAACCTTTTTCATTTTCTTGTATATTTACACATTCATAATGATTTGCTACTTTACCACCTAGATGTAAAAACTCTTCTTTCATACATTTTATTAAAGAACTTAAACCTTCTTTCAAAACATAGTATCCTTCATGGGAACCCATTTCATTTTGAAATACTTCTAATCCAAGATCTGCTCTTAAAATATCTACTTCTGCTCTGTAAGGAAAGCGATTCAAGAACTGATCTGTCTTTTCCTTTCCATGAATCTCTTCTAATAATTTTCTTAAGGTATTGTTCTGTAAAACATCTTTTGAAAGACTTTTTAGAGGACCAAAGAATATATCCAAGGAGGGTTCAAAAAGATTCTCTGTAACTTCTGCTTTACCATTTTGTTTATAATGGAGTTCTGGACTTATAGGAATTAATGTCAACTTATATTTTTTTACAAGTTCTAAAACCATTCTATGATCTCTTGAAATACGTCCAGCTCCTTCTTCGTATTGTATAGAACGCTTTTTATCATAAAATGTTGATACTTTTCCACCTAGACTCCCATATTTTTCACATAATAGAACAGAATGTGTTTTAATAAGCTTTTGAGCACAATATAAGCCGGCAATGCCACCTCCTATTATACAATAATCATACAGCATAGTTACCTATAATGTTTGAATAAAATTATTTATATGTTGAATAATTTCAAATGTATTTGATGATGAAAATGTATGAACAATTTTTGTTTTATATATAATCATAAATGTAGGTATCTTACGAATACCACAATATCCAGCCGTATAATCATTTTGATCAATATCACAAATTAAAAGATTTAGAGAAGATAATGAACGATATAGAGTATCTTTATCAATACGTTGACAGGGACCACACCAGCTTGCAGTAAAATAGATAACAGTTAGATCGGGTAAAGGAACGAAGGATTCTTTTTTACCAAGAAGAACTTCAAACTCTTCTTGATTCATTAGATACTTCATTCTTTTTTAAGAAGTTTTTTTTTCTTTATGTTATATACTATAAATCCACTTATTGGTAATAATAGAATTAGAGTGCCAAAATATATATGATGATAGGATTGTTTAGAACCACCTGTCATAATGGAAGCAGCAGCAGTCCGAAGTTCATTTATCGATCCATCCAACTCACCTCCTTCAAAACTATCATTACCGCCGCCACGAGCTACTTGATTTAATAAACCAGAAACCTGCGGTGAACCAACTTGAGTAGTTGCAGGATTTACCATTCCATTCTGTGTATATAAGTTATTCAAGCTTTGATTTGGATTTAATAGGTTTACTGGTTGTGTAAAGAGATTCGTTGAACTAGTAGAAAAATTGAATGCTGTAAAGATTCCTAAACATCCAGTAATAATAAGTAGGAATGAACTAAAGTATCGTAAACCAGTGGGGAGTAATTCTGAAGATGTAGTTAAGAAGAAAGTGCTAATGTAATATAATAGTCCAAATGCCAAAGTAAATAAAAGATATAGCCAATTCTTTTCATTTCGCTTTAGTTGTTTCGATGGGAGATCATCAATACGACCCTTTCCAATAGAACCAGATTCTAGAAAGGGTATTTTAAGACCTCTATCGCGTAAATTGGTATTATTATATACTTGAACAATATCATACATATACCATGAACCGAGTGTTAGAATATTAACAAAAAGCTTTGCGAATCCTGTGAATTGAGAACCAATTGCCATATGATCAATTCCAGTAAACCCAGTAAGTGGAAAAACAGCCAATAACTTATATAACCATAATGTAAATGGTGGTAGATTTCTTGTAATATTATTTACTGGATTTAGTTGCGGTATAGGTCCGAACGATGCCATAATAGCCCTATTATTATATTGTAAATAATAGACCACCAAATCCGTTCACGATGCGTAATACATTATGATTTGTAGCATATATACGAGTATACATATTTCCTTTTACTGGTGCCGTAGAATTATCAGCTCGGATATTCATTTGTAAAACAAAACTATCAATACGACTTGCGTTCAAGGAACCTGATGGTTGTAACTCTTCGGGTCGTAAAGCAAAGCAATAATTGTAAATAAAAGAATTATTAGGAACTACACTATGATGTTGAAAAGGTTGAACTAAACGGAAGTAACCAGCGTCACGACGATCAAACCGATCATATCCATCAAGTTGTAAAATTGCATCTGCCATTAGATCTGTTCGTAATCCAGTCTCTGTTAAACTCAAATTACTATAATTGAAATACTCATGATTTGTTAACATTTGAGATCTTTGCAAGACCCATAAGAGTTCACGAATAGGATGATTAAACTCCATAGGAACCGTAGCTGTTGAAGAACCAATTGGGATTGAAATAGAAGGTGTATATTGAACTTGTTCAATTAAGTATTCATGTGTGTTACTTACAAATCTTCTACGCTCTTCAACGTCTAAATAGACATAATCACCAAAGAGTCGTAAGTCAGTGATCTTTACAGTATTTACTGCTAACGTGCTACAG